CTTCCGGGAGCCCCGCTACACATTTGTAGTTGTATCACACAACCCTTTCAGGTCTCCGCTGATGGCTCGTTTTCGATCTTTTACTGTTGCAAGTCGCCCTGCCGCAACCGCCGTATATTTGGCGAATGGGGCAACGGATACTTCTCCAGTAATTAATCGTTACAAGCAGTGCGTCGATGAAATCGACGGGACTAGGAATCCACATCCCTTATCCATTTCTGGATATGACTTGTGGAATTACTCATTGACGGGTTTCTCGCGTCCGGACACCGTAGGTGATTCTCGGTGGTCGTACAACGGTTACTCGTCTTTGGGTCAACAGTCACACCTCTCCCCTAATACGGGAGAACCATCAGATAATACTTCCCTCTCCACTATGCTCATGCTTACGAACCCTAACAGGCCTAAAGTAGACCTGCCATTGTTCCTGTTTGAGCTAAAGGACATTCCTCATATGCTTCGGTCTTGGGCTGATGACATCAAATCCGCTCGAAGTTTCTTACGCAAGCCGGCTGTGGATATTAGAAATATCCCCCGTCGACTGGGCGAAAAGAACCTCGAATGGCAATTTGGTGTCGAGCCCTTTATCAAAGATTTTATGAAGATCGTCAAATTCCAAGAAAACGTTGAGAAGAAACTCAACCAATTGCGGAATCTTCAAGATGGAGGGAGTAGCGGAGGTAAGGCGACTGTCTGGGAAGACGTAGCAACGTCTTCATGGATTGGGCCGTTTTATTGTACTGGTCTCTACCAAGAGTCTAATACAATTCGCTTCAAACTGGAAACTACCAGAGAGAAGTGGGGAACCTGTGTTTGGATCCCAACAGTCCAGCTACCCAGAAAGTCAGATCAGGAGAACATGCTTCTAGCCACGCGGCTAGCGTATGGTCTTGACATATCGTTCGATTTGATTTGGAACGCTATGCCTTGGTCATGGTTGGTGGATTGGTTTTCGAACGTAGGGGATATCTTCTCCCTATATCGGAATACCGTTCCAGTTCGCCATGACGGATCCTGTATTATGTTGCAACAAGTTACCCGTGCTATTGCATGGGAACAAGTGAGCGGCGACGGGCCCATTGGGCTGGTCGGTAACTCTAACCCGCGCGTTACGACGAAAACTCGTGTCGTAGCGGGCTCTGCAACGCCTCTACCTGAATTCAACCTGCCGTTTCTTGACGGCAAGCAGCTGTCTATCCTTGCTTCGCTTGCTGTTACCAGAAGGGTACCAACGAGTTGACCAGAATGGTCAGAAACAAGGAGTAAACCTAATATGGCTTTCGCCAATCCGCTCGTGATCTCGGTTAACAGTGTCAACAAGACACTCGCCAAGATCAATCAGGACAACTACGGATCGGAGTATTATCTCCGTGA